CGCCGGATCTCGAGATGGCTGAAACGTTGTCCGCGCGGCCGGCTCAGATCCAGCTCCCAACGCAGATTGGCCGCCACCGGATAGGCGCCGCCCGATCCATCCGCGTGATCCATGAAGCCGGCGACAGCCTCCTCCAGCGCCGCCCGGATCTCGGCCCCTGTCAGACGCAGCGCGACCAGAGTGTTGGCGAAGGGCAGCAGACTGTAGACATCACTGACGCTGATCGGCCCGGCCGGGATGTCGATGCGCGCCCCGCCGGCGTTCTGGATCGCCACGTCCGCCTCCGGAACGCGCGCCAGATAGGCCGCCGTCACCAGTTGCTGGATGTCGCCGCCATGGGCCTGGGTCGCGCGTACATCACAGATGGCGCTCAGTCCCTGCCCCGGCACCCGCTCCAGACAGAGATCCTGGACCGCGATTCCGACGATGGTCTGTTTGAGCCGCCCGACCTGCTCGGAATAGCGCGCGATCAGCGCCTGGGTGGACGGCTCGGGTTCAACGATGCCGAGTTCGGGCGCCGCCGCGATCGCATCGAGCACCGTCTGACGCGCCGTCGCGTCCAGCGGCTGACCGTCGCGCGCGAAGCGCTCGCCCAGGAGCAGATGCGGCATCCCCTCACAGCGCGTCACGTGTCCGGCCGCATCGAAGCTCAGGTGCAGCTCGCCGACGACGCTGGCGTACTGCCAAGCCTGCACGACGCAGACGCGGTTGCCGTCCGGATCGTGCGTCTCGGTCGGATAGGGACCGCTCGGATTCAGCCCCCAGTCGGCGAAAGACTCCCCGAGCAGGGTATGTGAGTCACCGCCGATGATGGCATCGACTCCGCGCAGATGCAGCGCCATGTCGAGATCATTGAGATACTGCCGATGCGTCAGCAGAATGATCTTGTCGATCCCCTGAGACGTAAGTGCATCGATCCGCTGCTGCGCGGTCGTGAGTTCATCGAGGAAGACTGTCGAGTCGAGCGGACGCGACGAGCGCCGCGTCTTGCCCGAGATGTCGAGTCCGATGATCCCGATGCGCTGACCGGCGACCGTCCGCACCACATCCGGCTGGATCAAGCGTTCGCCCGCGCGGGGATAGAGCGGCGTCCCCAGGGCCGGAACGACATTGGCCGCCAGCACCGGAGTCCGACAGCCGGCCGGATCGCCATCGAGCATTCGCAGAAACCCCGCCAGCCCCGCATCACCGTCGTCGAACTCGTGATTGCCCAGCGCATAGGCATCGAAACAGATCCGATTCATGGCCGCCGCGTCGGCCTCGCCCTTGAACAGGGTGTAGTAGAGGGTGCCCGTGATGGCATCGCCCGCATGCAGAGCCAGGCTGTTCGGATAGCGCGCGCGCAGCTCCTGGATCTTGGCCGACACACGCGCAAAACCGCCCAGTTCCACCTCGATGGCGCCAACAGGCTCAGCGAACGCCAGCCGCGCATCCAGAGCGGGTTCGAGGTGCGAATGATGGTCGTTGATGTGCAGGATGGTCAGCCTGAAGGCGTCCGTCCCGGTCTCGACAGCGGCAGAGTGCCTGCCCAAGACGACGAACGTCAGTCCGACGAGCATCGCGACCGCCAGTCTGGCGCTGAAAGCGAAACGGACCATACAGGCCACCTTGATGGATTCCGGGTTACGAATGGAGCCGACGAGTATATTCGATCGCACATTCGCCAAGCTTGACTTGATTGACACGACACCCAATGCTTGGTCGCTTTTGCAAAAGCGCGCCCAAACAGCCACGACATGAGGGGACAGGACCGACCATGCGCATGAATTTGCCCGTCACCGCCACCGAACATGTGATGCGTGACGACCAACTGATCGTCTCCAAGACCGACCTCAAGGGACGCATCACCAGTTTCAACCGCGATTTCGCCGACATCAGCGGTTTCAGCGAGCAGGAATTGCTCGGCGCGCCCCAGAACATCATCCGTCACCCCGATATGCCACCGGCGGCATTCAAGGACATGTGGCAGACCATCCAGTCGGGCCGCCCCTGGACCGGCCTGGTGAAGAACCGCTGTAAGAATGGTGATTTCTACTGGGTCGAGGCCAATGTCTCGCCATTGCGCGAGAAAGGCCGGATCACCGGCTACATCTCGGTGCGGCGCAAGCCCACGCGCGAGCAGATCGCCGAGGCCGAGGTGATCTATGCGCGCCTGCGTGCGGGCAAGCCGGCGCAGCCGTTGCTGGGACGGATCGCGTCCAGTATCAACGACATCCGGATACGCTGGGCCTTGCCGGGCGGTTTGGTGCTCATCTCCGCGTTCTTCATCCTGGCGCTCAATGTCTCGCTCATGAGCCTGGATCGCGCCGCCGGTCAATTGCAGCACATCAACGATGAAACGCAGATCCTGGAACAGGCCTACAACGGCATGCTCGGCGATGGCCTGCAGATGGCCGCCGCCATGCGCTATCTGCTGCTCGAACCCAGCGATAAACAGGCCCGCAACAACGTCGAAAAAGCCAGTCAGCAATTCGCCCGGAATCTGGACACGGCACGCCGACTCTCGCCTGATGACAGCGAGGCACTCCAAGTGCTCGCGCGCATCGAGCAGGAACGCCAGCGCCACAGTGAAATCCAGGGCCGGGTATTGATCCAGATCAGCGCCGGCGACCTGCTCGGGGCCAAGCAGACTTACGACACCCAGGACAATGTCGTCTGGCGCGCTTATAAGGATCTGATCCTCGAAGCCACCGCCAAGGTCACACGCGAGGCCCAGGCCGAGCGGAACGCGGCCATCGCCGCCGCGAATCTCGCCAAACACCAGGCGCTCGCCTTCTCGCTGTTGGCGCTGCTGACCGCCATTCTGCTCGGCATCTGGCTGGTACGTAAGATCACCCGGCCGCTGCACAAGACGCTCGGCTATCTGGAGGCCCTCTCCAACGGCGACTACAGTAGCCGTATCGAAGTCGCCAACAAGGACGAACTCGGCGAAATGATGCTCGCCGTCAAGTCAGTGCAGGCGCGGCTGGACTTCGACATCCAGGATGCACGCCGGATCGCCAGCGAGAATCTGCGCATCCGCACCGGACTCGACAACGTCACCCTGCCCGTGACCATCTCCGACGACAGAGGTCAACTGGTCTATCTCAATGCCGCCGCGCAGCGTCTCTGGCAAACCATGGAGGCGGGTGTTCGCCAGCGTCATCCGGGATTCACGGTCGCCGGCATGATCGGCACCAACCTCGCGACCTATTTCGAGGATCAGGCGATCGCCGAGGTCTATCGTGGCCGGCTCGACCAGACCCGGCATTTCGACATGGTTCAGTCGCGGCGCAATCTGCGCATGACCGCCACGCCGATCATGGACGAGGACGGCAGCTATCGTGGACGTGTCACCCAGTGGCAGGATCGCACCGCCGAGGTCACGGCTGAGCACGAGATCGCCGAACTCGTGCAGGCCGCCGCCAATGGCGACTTCACGCGCCGCGTCGAACTCCAGGGCAAGGACGGCTTTTTCATGCAGCTGGGCGAGGGGCTGAACCGACTGATCGAGATCATGGCCCAGGGTCTGGCCGACATCGCCGCCGTGCTCAATGCCATGGCGGCGGGTGATCTCAACCGCACCATCGAGGCCGATTACAGCGGCACCTTCGGTCAGGTCAAGGACGACACCAACACCACGGTCGCGCGTCTGCGCGAGGTGGTCGGGCGCATTCTGGAAGTCTCGGAGGCCATCAGCAGCGCCGCCGGCGAGATCGCCTCGGGCAACTCCGATCTTTCGGCGCGCACCGAGGAGCAGGCGGCGAGCCTGGAAGAGACGGCCAGTTCGATGGAAGAACTCAATGCTACGGTCAAGCAGAACGCCCAGAATGCCGAGCAGGCCAATCAGCTCGCGCAGAGCGCCAATACCATCGCCGCGCGCGGCGGCGATATGGTGCAGCGTGTCGTCGGCACCATGAGTTCCATCCAGGAATCGAGCCGGCGCATCTCCGACATCATCAGCGTCATCGACGGCATCGCCTTCCAGACCAACATCCTGGCGCTCAATGCGGCCGTCGAGGCGGCGCGTGCCGGCGAGCAGGGGCGCGGCTTTGCGGTGGTCGCTGCCGAGGTGCGCAATCTGGCTCAGCGCAGCGCCCAGGCCGCCAAGGAGATCAAGGAGCTCATCACCGACTCGGTGAGCAAGGTCGAGGGGGGCGCCGAGCTGGCCTCGCAGGCCGGCTCGACCATGTCCGAGATCCTCGACAGCTTCCGTCAGGTCACGACGCTGGTCGATGAGATCACCGGCGCCTCGCGCGAGCAGAGTTCGGGAATCGAGCAAGTGACCAAGGCGGTCGCCCAGATGGACGAAGTCACCCAGCAGAATGCCGCCCTGGTCGAACAGGCCGCAGCGGCCGCCGAGAGTCTGGAGGATCAAACGCGGGTGCTGGCGCAGGCCGTTTCCATCTTCAAGCTCTCTGGAGCCGGCTCCAAGGGTGCACGCACGCCTGCCAGGACAAAGGCTCAGCCGCGATCCAGTATGACCGCATCGGCCGCACCCAAGATGACGGGCATCCAGTCCAAGTCTCCCGTCAAAGCGAGCGACTCCTCGCTCAGAAAGCGACCCAAGTCGATTCCGGCTACGGACGATGGGGAACAGTGGGAAGAGTTCTGATCGAACTCGATTCCAGCAAAAACAGCGGAGTAGCGGGATGCGCTGCTCCGCTGGAAAGTGCGGTCATGACAGCTTGACGAGTGTCTCAGCTGAGACATGGAGGCACGGATTTCTTTCGTGCAAATTGCGGTGCCGATAGGCCGTGTGAGACGCAAGTTGCTTTGGGACATAGGGACTATATGGGATTAGATGGTACAAAACGGCCAAGTTTCTGTTCAACCTAGCAAAAACGACCCATAAACGCCGTTTGTTGGCCTGTCGTCTGTGCGCTGAGATTTGAGACAAAACAGGCCGTTTCTTAGTACCAGAGCCGAAAACGCAACTATGTTTGAGACACGCCGACCAGCTTGCGGACGATGCGAGCGAGGGCGTGGAAGTCCTCCTGGTCAAGCCGTTGCTCGTGGTCATCATGATCAGAGACGACGGCGATGGCGCGCATCATGCGCATCCCGATCTCTACGCGGTCCTCCTTGCTGAGGTCGCCCTCCAATGCCTGCGCGGCCTCGACAATCGAGAAAAGGGCCGCGACATCAACCGTTGCGCCATCCTCCTCATCTTCCTGCTCTCGACATGGGGGCATAGGTCGGCGCCCACCAGCCGCCGATTCTCCTGTCGCCTCGCCGCCCTGGCGGTGCTCTCGCTGGCCTTCGCCTGTGGCGAGCCAGTCCAGGGATACCCCAGATCTGCGTGCAATTCCGGCCAGCGCCACAAATGGCGCCGACACTTCTCCGCGAATATACCGCTGTAACGTCGAGACCGACACGCCGGCCGCCTCGGCAGCCAGGCCGTTGCTCCCAATCATTTCAACAACTGTCTCCAGACGCCTGCCGATCTCGACGTTCTTTGCGTCAGTTTCTTCGCGCAGAATCTGACGCGCATCTCGACGCTGATCCGTCGCGTCATATTCTGCATAAACTTCTGATTTTATTTGCTTTTTATCTTTCATGTCGGGCTACTCTGCAAGGATATTGTGCCTGAGAATCTGACGCGCCCAGCAAATCTGCTTTGAATATGCGCAGATATGCTTGACTGCACCCATGTTTGGGCGCAAAATTTGGTACATGAGCAAACACGCACCCCAAAAAAAATCGCCGGCCGCCCAAGCGACGGACTGGCATCCAGCCGACATTATCGCCGCCCTGCGCAAGGCCGGGTGGAGTCTGCGTCGGCTCTCCGTCCATCACGGCTATCACGAGCAGGCGCTGTCCAAGGCCGTCGCGCGTCCCTGGCCGAAGGGTGAGCGGCTGATTGCGGCGGCGATTGGCGTGCCGCCCGATCAGATCTGGCCAGGCCGTTTTGCTCAGCGCGCGCTGCGCGATCTGGCCCCCCGTCAGCGCCGCTCGTCTGGCGCTGCATCACCGTCAATCAAAGCCTAGCCGCCCCCGGAAAGACTGCTAAGCACGAATCTTAGAAGGAGCCCGGAAATGTCATTTCAGCACCGCCGCATCAATTGGAAACGCTACCAGCCGAAGGATTTGCGTGACGCTTTCCGTGCCTGCAAGGAGGTCGCCCGCGAGCGCAAGAGGCTGTCGGTCGAGCGCATCGCCGATCTCATGGGGATCAGCAGCGACTGTCTCTATAAGTGGCTGAGCGACGCCAAGATGCCGGCCGCGAGCATTCCGGCCTATGAGCATATCTGCGGTGCGCATTTTGTTACCGAGTACCTGGCGAGCGGGTGCGGGCGGATCGTGGTGCAGATTCCGCCCGGCACTCCCGCCGGCGTTGAGGACTTGGCCGATTTGCAAGCGCAGATCGCGGATGCCGTGGCCCGGTTGGTGCGCTGCTATCGCAACGGCGAGGACATCATTGGGACACGCGATGGGCTGACCGGGTCGATCCAGTCGTTGGCGTGGCACCGGGAGAACGTGACGCATCTGGACATGCCGGCGCTCGATCTCCAGGAGCACGACAGCCATGAGTGAATGGTACACCGCAGCGGATTTGGCTGGGCTGCCTGGTATGCCGGCTACCTCCAGCGGTGTCATTCGCTCTGCCCGTCACGGCGGGTGGAAGTCCCGTCGGCGCGCCAAGGGAAAGGGGCTTGAATACTTCATCAAGAGTCTGCCTTCTGAGACGCGCGCCTATCTCGAACACCAGGCCACTCAAGCCGTCCTGGCGACCCTTCCGGCTCCAGCCGAAACAATGGCGCCGGCCATTGTCATGCGCGATATCCCGACCAGTGGTGAATTGACTGCCTGGCAGCGTGAGCGACGCGACGCGCGTCTATTGCTGCTGGCGCTGCTCGATGAGCTGACGGCGACGCTTGGCAGTGAGCGTCGGGCGGCTGAGCAGATCGAGTCCATGGCTAAGGCCGGCACATTGCCGAATCCCTATGCCGAGGCCCTGGTGCGCGCGAATGCTCGCAGCGGTCATGTCACCAAGGGCGCGCATATCGATCGCACGCTTTCTCGCTCCACGATATCGCGTTGGTCCAAGGAATGGCGCGCGGCTCTGAATACAGCGTCTGATCCGGTTGCCGGTGCCAATGTATTGGCTCCCAAGGCTCCGGCGCGTCGTGATAATCCAGTCTGGCTATCACCACTGCTCGCGCTGTATCAAGACCCACTGCGCAAGCCGACTGTGGCGGCGTGTTATCGCCAATTGGCGAACGCGGAGTCATCTATTCATCTGCCGTCATTGCGCACGGTGCAATGGCACATCGAGCAGCTTCCGGAAGTCGTGCGCGAATGGGGGCGTCAAGGTGTGCGGGCACGCCGCGCTATTCAGCCCTTCGTGCGCCGCTCCACCGATGGGCTCTGGCCAATGGACGTGGTGGCCGTCGATGGTCATGCACTCAAGGCGTATGTCCAGCATCCATTGAGCGGTGATTACTTCCACCCCGAAGTGACGACCTATATCGACATCGCGACGCGCGTCATCGTCGGTTGGTCAGCGTGGTTGGCTGAGAGCCAATTCACGATCTGGCTGGCGCTCCGGCATACGGTGCTCGATGTCCGCCGTGGCATTCCGGCGATTCAGTATTCAGACAATGGCGCTTATACCGGGGCTGAACATCTTGGGGTATTGGCCAGACTGGGAATCACGCCGGTCAATTCGCGCGCCTATAACCCGCAAGCCAATGGTGCCGTGGAGCGCATCAATCAAACGATTTGGCGGGAAGTGGCGCGGTCATTATTCCCGACCGGTGATCAAGTCGATCAAGAGGCATTCAAGAAGGCCATGCGCCGCATGAAAGACGGCGGCGACGGCTTGCCCAGTTGGGACAGCTTTCTGGCGGTCGCTCAGGCGCGGATCGACGAATACAACAACACGCCCCATTCGAGTCTGAAGCGTGGTCGCGCCAAGATCACGCCGAATCAAGCCTGGGATGAGGCGCTGAATGAAGGCTGGAAGCCGACGCTGCTCGAAGGCGACGCGCTGCATGATCTATTGCCGAGTGAAGAGCGCGTCTGTCGCCGGGGTGAGGTCGTCATTCAGGGGCGGATCTATTTCAGTCGCGAATTGATGAATTACCATGGCGAGACCGTTCAGGTCGCCAGCGATCCGGCGGACGGCTCTCAGGTTTGGATCTCCGATCGCGATGGGCGCTTGATCTGCACGGCCGAGCGCAATGGCAACACCCGTCATTACATCGCCGAGGACAAGCTCTCTCACGCCATCGAAAAGCGTCGCGTCGAGGCCGAGAAGCGCGTCGAGAAACGTCTGGAACAGGTGCGTTCGCGCGAGACCCCGGTCATCGAGGGGCAGCGCATCGATCTGCCCGATCTGGTGTTGCCGCGTCCGGGGGATATGGCGCCGGTCATCGATCTCACGCCCAGCCACATTGCGCCTGCTGTCGCGCCGGCCATCGAGCGCGCCCCAGAGCCCGCCGCGACCGGCCATGTGCTGCCGATGCGGCGCAGCTACATCGACGACCTGGACAACGACGCGGCGCGCTATGAGGCGTGGACCGCCATCAAGGCGCGTTTGGCGGCGGGTGAGACCGCGGATTCTTCGAGGCGTTCGGTCGCAGTGAGTATTGCCGCCGGACCCAGAAATTGTGGGCCGACTGGGAGGCGCAATTGGCCGCCCAGTCAGCCCGATGAGCCGCCCCTGCCAGGGCGAACCCAATGCTCGGCGCGGAGCCGAGTCAACAACGTAGGAAAACAGTATGAACGATCCAACTCCCGCTGTCACCGGTACGCCCACTGTGGCGCCGCTGACCAATGTCAGCCTGACGCTTCAGGCCGTCGAGCGTGCTCAGCGCCGCTCGCACGGGTTGCCGGGCATCGTCGTGCTGCACGGCCCCAGCGGCTGGGGCAAGAGCACGGCTGCCGCCTACACGGCCGCGCAGACGCGCGCCTATTACGTCGCCATGCAGTCGGTGTGGACGCGCCGCGCCTTTCTGGAGGCGGTGGCGCGCGAGATGGGGCTGGCGAGCATCGGGACCATTGCGACACTCGCCGGCCAGATCGCTGAGCAACTGGTGCTCTCGGGGCGTCCGCTGATCATCGACGAGGCCGATGTGCTGGCCGAGCGTGATGGCGGCGCCGGCATCATCAAGGATCTCTACGAGTCGACGCTCGGCACGATCCTGCTGATCGGCGAGGAGAAGCTGCCGCAGAAGCTTACGCGCTATGAGCGTCTGCATGGGCGCGTCCTGGAGTGGGTGGGCGCTCAGCCGGCGAGCGTGGCCGATGCCATGGCGCTCACGCGCATCTATTGCCCTGGCGTGAAGGTGGCCGACGATCTGCTGCGCGAGCTGGTCAAGCGCGCCAAGGGTTCGGTGCGGCGTATCGCGGTGAATCTCGACCGCGTGCGTCAGGAGGCGTCCTCGATGGGCTGGGATCAGGTCGACCTGGCGCTGTGGGGCGAGCGGGCCATCTACACCGGCGAGCCGCCGGCGCGGAGGGTTGCGTGAGCCGCGCCAACCTCCGCCCTCAGATGTGGGCCGCCATCCGGCGTCTTGGCGCCGATGGCCGGTTCTTCACGCTCGACGACATCCGGGGCGCTCTGCGCGGCCCGGTCAAGCGCGAGCGCGTGCGCGACTACCTCAAGGCGCTGGTCGCCGGCGGCTATCTCGAACCGGTGGTCATTCCGGGCCAGGTCACGGACAAGCCTGGATTGCTGCGATTCAAGGCGACGCCGGCCTACCGCCTCATCCGCGACCCAGGCGCCGAGGCCCCGCGTGTGCGGGCCGATGGCTCGCCCGTGACTCAGGGCCAGGGGCGCGAGGCGATGTGGCGCACGCTGCGCATTCTCGGGGTCTGCACCCTGCGCGAGCTGGTGGCCACCGCCAGCACGCCGGACTGGACCATCACCGAGAGCGAAGCGCGCGACTACTGCGACCGGCTCGCGCGGGTGGGATTTCTGGCGCGCGAGTCAGGCCCATCGGGCCGGCGCTACTGGCTGTTCCCAGGGCGCTACACCGGCCCGCGTCCGCCCCAGATCCGGCGCAACAAGCAGGTCTGGGATCCCAACACCAACACCCTCTACAGCCCCGCCGGGGAGATCCTCGGCCAAGGAGCGCGTCATGACTGACTGGCTCGACACGCTGCGCGCGGAGGTCGCCAAAGCCAGCCTACGGCGCGTGGCCGAGAAGCTGCGCGGCGGCAACGGCTACCCCTCCGAGACCCTGCTCAGTCAGGTGTTGAACGGCAAGTACAAGGGCCAAACCGAGCGTTTACAGCGCCTGGTGGAGGGCTACTTCCACGGGGCTTCGGTCGCCTGCCCGGTGCTCGGGGAGATCACCCGCGACCGCTGCGACCATCAGCAGCGCCTGCCGTTCGCCGCCACCAACCCGACCCGCGTCGCGCTCTACCGGGCCTGTCGCGGCGGCTGTCCCCATTCGACCCTGCACTCGACACTGGAGGAATCGCTATGACCGAGGAATCGATCGAGATCGTTCTGGCCGTCGACGGCCGGCCCACTGGTGCGTGACCGACAGCATCACCGGGCTGCCGCTTGTCATCGAGCCCAAGCGGGTGCGTGCCATCACGGCCGCCATTCTGCGGCTGTCCGAAGAGGCCGCCGCGCGCGACTGCACCATCCCGCAACTGCTGGCCGAGCTGCGCCGGCCCTTTCTGCACTGAGGGGGCGACCATGGTCCGTCTGCGTAATCCGTTCAACCCCATCAGCCGTCGCGCCTTCCATGCCTTGACCGTGATCGAGGCGCTGGAGCGCACGGGCTGCCGGGTCATCGAGGCCCATGCCCACACCGCCCCGCCGGTGGTGCGGGTCGACCGTCGGCCAAGCGTGGTCGAGAGCTATGGGTTCCGCGCGCCGCCGCCTGGATGCGTGCGAGTGCCGGTTCTGTGTGTCGCCGAGCAGTGGGGCACGCGCATCGAGTGGTTCAGTCTGGAGACCAATCAATGAGTGAGCGTTTCGAGGTCAATTGGGATGGCGAGATCGATTGGGCCGGCGGTCAGGCGACCGCGCCGAGCCGGTCGTGGTGGCGTCGGCTGCTGTCGCGCGTCGTCGGGCCGGTCGCGGCGCCGGAGACGCCGGAGCCGGTCGAGGTGCCGTTCACGCACGAGATCCAGCCGGCGCTGCTGACCGGCAATCCGGCCCTCGATCTCCTGGTCGAGCGCGTGTGTCAGGCCACGCATCACTGGGACTACGGTCGGGACGATGTGGCGATTCTGGTCAATGAGGCGCTGTGGCAGATCGGGCATCTGATCCGGCTGGGCGCGACGGTCGAGGTGCCGGAGCTGGGCACCTTCCGGCGGCGCGTCAGCCCCGGCGACATCCACATCGTCTATCGCCCCGATCCCGGCCTCAAGGAGACCTCCCATGTTTGATCTGCTGTGGAAGATTTGCGCGTTTGTCGGCGCTTTCAGTCTGGTGTTCTCGGTTGGCTTCGTCGCCCTGGCGCTACGGAAAGCTCGGCGGCACTCGGACGGTCGGGACGCACGCGAGGATGATTTCCATGCCTGAGACGCTGACCCATCAGACCATTGAGGGCCTAGCCGCCGAATACGCCAGCGCCGTGGAGGGCCGGCGTGCCCTGACCGCCGCGCTGCGCCGCCGACTGCTGGAGGTCGCCGACGAGTTGGCGCCGGCGTTGCGCGAGGCCACGGCCGCCGAACGTGACTGCCGCGCGGCCCTGGTGGCGGCGGTCGAGGCCGCGCCCGAGCTGTTCGCCAAGCCGCGCACGCGCACCGTGCATGGCGTCAAGTACGGCTGGCAGACGAGCAAGCCGCGCATCGAGATCCTGGACGAGCCGCGCACGCTGCGGCTCATCCGCGAGCATGTCGATCCGGCCCAGCAGGAGCTGCTGATCCAGGTGCGCGAGAGCGTGTCCAAGACAGCGGTGCTGGATCTGGAGGCGCGGTGGCTGCGCAAGCTCGGCATCGTCCAGCACGGGGGCGAGGACGGCGTGGTGGTCAAGCCGGTGCAGGACGCGGCGGACAAGCTGGTCGGCGTGCTGCTGGAGGAGGTGGGCGATGCGTAAAGGAATTTCATGCGAACGCGCCACAAGCGGCCCGGCCTACGTGCCGCCCGATTCCTGGCGGGAGCGCGAGTACCAGCCGCGCTATCCGGTCGGCTATGTGCCGCGCGAGCGCGATGGCGATCCGATCGGGCTTCAGGTCCACCGCTCGATGGTGCGGCGTCCGGCCAAGCCGGCACCCGCTATCCGTCCGGGACAGAGTCGGGTGGCCAATGAGCCGCGCCACGAGTCGCTGTTTGTCAGCCGGACGGAGCGGCTGCGCCAGGTGCTGGAGGCGGCCGGCGAGCCGCTGACCGCCTACGCGCTGGCCGAGCGGCTGGGGATCACGCTCAAGGCGACGCGCGGGGCGCTGGCGCGGCTGGCGGCCAAGACAAAACGGCTGCGCATCGAGAAAGACAGCGGCTCGCCGAAGCGCTACTCCTGGGCCAAGACGAGGGCTGGAGCATGAGCCTGCCTGGTGTGTGTCCGGCCTGTGGCGCCAGTGCGCCGCTGGAGTTCTTCATGGAAGACGCGGCCGCGCGTCAGTTGCTGGCGACGGCGCTGGCGCTGTGGCCGGATCCGCTGCGCGCCCATGTGCCCCGGTATCTGGGGTTTTTCGCCCCGGCGCAGAAGCGCATCGCGCTGCCCAAGCTGCAACGGCTGCTCAGGGAGTTCGTCGAGCTGGTGCAGTCGGGTGAGGTGACGCGCAACCGCGATACCCGTGCCGCGCCGCTGGCGGCCTGGGGCGAGGGGCTGGCTGAGGTGGTGTCCATGCACGAGGGCGGGTCGCTGCGCCTGCCGCTCGATGGGCACAATCTGCTGTGCGAGATCGTCTATCGCCGGGTCAGCACACGGGCGGCGCAGATGGAAGCGGCGTCCCGGCCGCTGCACGCCTCGCACCGCCCGGCGCCGACCTCCAGGCCGGCTCCGACGGCGTCTCCCGAGTCGCGTCCGGCCGAGTCGCGCAAGGAGTGGGAGGCGCGGCGCGAGACCGGCCGGCAGCATATCGGGGCGCTGCTGGCGGCGGTGAAGAAGCGGCCCAGTGAGTCCCCATCCGATGTTCCATCCACGTCAGAGGAGTCTGTCCATGAGTGATCCATCCACCCCGTCGAACCAACTCACCCGTGATCTCGCTGATCGGGCAGATCAGCGAGATCACGGGGCTGCCCAAAGAGACCGCGCGCCAGGTGCTCGGCGTGATCGAGGACACCCTGACCGAGGCGCTGGGCCAGGGTCGCCCGGTGCGGCTGCTGGGGCTGGGCAAGCTGGCGGTGCGGGAGATGCCGCCGCGCTCGGGCGTGATGAATGGCCGGGCCTATGCGCTGCCGGCGCGTCGGCGGGTGCTGTTCAGTGCGTCAAAGGGGCTTAAAACAAAAATGAACGACGCCTGATCGTATTTGCAAGGCAGGTCGTGGCGTGGAATGGCCGGGCTTGGCAAGGCACGGCAAGGGCTGAGAGATCAGCGGGTGAGGCTCTTCCGAGAGCCGATCCCGGTGGGCTTTCCACCAAGCGACGTGGCAGGGCTCGGCAAGGCTACGCAGGGCCCGGCGCGGTAGGGCGCGGCGGGGCGAGGCAAGGGCTGAGAGATCAGCGGGTGAGGCTCTTTCGAGAGCCGATCCCGGTGG